TCGCGCGTGAGCGTGCCGTCGCGCGATTCGATCGTGGTGGCGAGCGGGATGCGCACGGGCCTACGCCTCGTCGGTGACGATGCTGGCTGCGTTGCCGGGGAACATCGCGCCGATCTCCGTGTAAAGCCTGCGCGGGCGCGTGCCGATGTTCGCGCGCTTGATGCCGGCGAGAGACTCAACCGCGCCCTTCGCCACCGCTGCGCTCGGCTGCGTCTCGAATTCCGGCGCGAGGTCGATCGCGAGGTTGTACGCGAGCGCCTTCTCCCACCCAGGCGGAAGCGTTACCGTCGTCGCTGTGCTGGCGAACGATCCCACCTGCACGCGCGTCGTGAGCTTCATCGTGCGAGTCGCGTTCGGCACGGGCCACACGATCACCGTCGCCTGCGAGGAGGCGATGGTAGGCCGGAAAAGCAGGTGCGTCGGCCAGTCGCCCGCGAGCGTCTTGTCGGCGATGCCGGCGTACTCGGCCTCGTTCATGATCGCCACGGGATAGGAGATGTTCGCCTCCACGATGTAGGCGTTCACGATCTCCACCGGGCGCGTGGTGTTCAGGTCGCCGGACGTGCCGATCGTGTAGCTCGAATCGGCGTTCGCGAGCGTGAGCGTCTCCGCCTGATAGGCGAAGCACAGCAGGCTCTCGTTGTTCCACGCATCGACCATCGCGTTCAGCGCCTCCAGCCCATCCGCGTACTCGTCGGACGTGGGCGTCTTGCCGGCCGGCAACTGCCCGAGCAGGCGAAGGGAGCGCTCGATGATCGAGCCGGCGGTGGCCACTTAGCGCGCCTTCCTCGGACGGCCTCGGCCGCGCTTCTCGGGGGGGGCGGCAACGCTCGCCGCGACGACTTCCGCGGGAGCGGAAGGGGCTGGGGCAACCTGCCCCTGCTCGACCCAGCCGTGCTTCTTGCACTCGGCCACTTCGATTTCGTTGTAGCACACCGTCGCGCCATGCTCCGGGTGCGTCATGTAGGTCACGGCCATCAGGCGGCCTCCTTCATCTCCATGTGATGCGGTTTCAGGACGAGCGCGGCGCGCCCGAGGATCTGCATCGTGCGGCCGTTCGCCTCCGCCCACTCGCGCACGCGGCGCGCGTAGTTCGCGTCCGTCTTGATGTCGTCGGCGACGATCGCTTCGCAGCGCGGCGCCAGCTCCTCGAAGAACCTGAACCGCGTGCCGAACGCCCGTGGCGGGCCGTCGCAGAACCCGAGCGCGAACTTGCGCGGCAGGTCGAACTTGCCCACGTCGTACCAATGGTCAGCGGCCATCGGCGCGCAGCACACGCCCACGTTCGCGACCCCGGCCTCCTCGCACATCGCAACCGTATTCGCCGCGAAGTGCGGCAGGTGCTCCAGCGAATACACCCGCCCCGAGGACACGGCGCCCATGATCACGGAGGAGAGCCCGCTACCGGTCTCGATCACGTCGCCGCGGCACTTGCGGACCACGCCCACAAGCACCGCCAGCACGCCGGGGTCGGCGGCCCAGGAGTTACCCACCGCGCGCGCGATCTCGTTGTAGTCGTCCGGGCGCTCGGTGCCGGCCCGGAATCGCGGGATCAGCTCGCCCCACACGGAGCCGGAAAGCCTGCGAATCTGCGCCGCCAGCGAGTCGCGCACGACGATGGTCGCCGTGTGCCCCAGGCGCATCTCAGCGTCGGCGTAGAGCCTGCCACCGAGCGCGGCCCACTTGCGGCAAAAGGCGATGTCGCCGCCCCAGCGCGTGCCCTCCTCGTCCGGGTCCGGGCGATCGAACACGAGCGCGGTCAGGTCCAGCTTGTCCCAGTATTTCGGGGAGCGCTGCGCGACGCGCTCGAGCACGCGCCGGCGGATCCGCATGAACCCGGTGGGCAGACCCTCCACCTCGAGGATGCCGTCGGGGCCGATACGCGCCCCCGGCTTCATCCGCACCGGCATGGTGTCTCCGCCCTCGCGCCGGTAGGGGTAGACGCCGCCCACGAGGTCCAGGTCGTGGCCGCACAGGCGAACGAGCTGCTCGGGCTCCCAATCCACGTCCGCGTCGAGGAATACGAGCTCCGCGCAGTCGCTCGCGAGGAAGTCGCGCACGATCGCATTGCGCGCGTCGTCGACGTGGCAGTTTCCCTGCAGGAGCGCGTAGGCCGTCTGGATGCCGGCGTCGTGCAGCGCCTGCCGGGACCGCGCGATCGCGAACACGTGCGCCGCCGACGGCCTGTCGTAGGCCGTCGTTGCCAGCATGATTTTCCGCCCCGTCGCCGGCGGTCCCTCGTCGTGGAACAGGTCGCTCATGCAGCCTCTCGTGGAAACGGGGGCCGGACCATCCAGCCCCCTCGAAGCCCCGCGAGCGGCGTCAGGTCGTGGCGATCAGCCCGAGGGTGACGAGGGCCGCCATCAGGCGGTTCACCTTCGTCTCGTTGAGCGTGGTCGTCGCCGTGCCGGTGTTGGGCCACGTGACGCTGGGGCGCGTGGTCGCGGTCGCGGCGTAGAAGCCGATCTTGTCGGTCGAGGCGCCGCCGATCTTCGCGCCGTCCGGGGTGCCGCTGTCGAGTCGTTCGGAAGCCATGTCGATCTCCTGTGCGTGGGTTGTGCGAGGGCAGCCGAAGCCGCCCCCGCAAGGGCGTTACACGGCCGAGCCGATGAGCCGCGAGGCCCAGGCCGGGCGCAGCGTGGCGTAGCCGAACAGGATGTCGATCCGCATGAGGTTGCGGTCGTTCACGATGTCGGGCTGCTTCCAGACGCGCAGGCTGATGCCGTCCTTCGTGAGGCGCCGGCAGTCGTCCTGCCCGCCGTAGAGCGGCAGGTCGGCGGTGACGAAGGCGAACGCCTCCTTGTGATACATGAGGCCGTGGCGGTAGCTCGCGCTCGCCGTGCCGACGAAGGTCATCGTCTTGGAGTTGAAGTCCGTCGTCGCGAGGTTCGCGCCGCTCGCCGCGCACACGTTCTTCTTCGCGCCGGTGAGGTAGGTCGGGGGCGACACGGTGACGGCGCCGGTCGAGTCCGCGGTCGCCACGAACTGCTGCAGGTAGCCGAGGCAGGACTTCGTTTCCGGGTGCGCGGCGTAGACGCCGGCCACCGTGAACACGTCGCCCTCCTTGATCGACCCGTCCGAGCCGTTCATGGTGATGTTGGTGCCGCCGTCGGTCACCGCAGCCGAGGACGAGGTGGTGACGGTCACGTCAGAGCCGACCGTGTGCGTGAGGATGCGCTCGTTCTCGTACCAGTCGGAGCCGAGCGCGTGGCCGTAGTAGCCCTCCTGGAACGCCTTCGCCACGTCCTTCTGTGGGTTGAAGACGTTGTACAGGCCGGTCACCACGTTGCCCATCTGCACGCTGTCGAGCATCACCGAGCGGTTGCCCATCGGGGCGAGGCCGCCGTTGATGCGGGCACGCGCGCCGGTGAACGCGGCGAGGCTGCCGGAGGCGCCGAGCGCCGTGCCCGCGGTGCCCTGCACGTTGTACACGTCCTTCGAGACGCCCTGCAGAACGTCGGCCTCGACCTTCGAGATGAGGGCCGAAATCGCCGGGTCGATGTAGCGCTTCGAGAAGTTGTCGACAGAGAGCGCGAGGTCGGACGAGTCGAAGTGCATGTCGACGTGGTACTGCGAGGCCATCGTGACCGTCTCGTAGCCCTCGGCCTGGTCCTGCGCGTCCATCACGCGCGAGGCGGTCGTGACCTCGTACTGGTTGGGCTTCCGCACGCGCAGCGCGGAGCCGATCTTCGCGCCGCTCTTGGCGTAGCTGTCGTCGTACTGCCGGTCGATCGTGGAGAGGAACGTCGCTTTTTCGTGCGCGAGTCGCATCGACTCGTTGGTGATCATGGTGATCACCTCGAAGGAATTGGCCATCTTTTGCCCCTATGCGAATGCTGCAAGAGGGCCGGCGTTCGTCACGCGCGACCCAACTGCCTGTTCCGCAACTTCAGCCACTCGTCGTAGTTGTCGGCCACGGACTCGATCGTCTTGGCCGACCCACCATCCGACTTGTTCGGCGTGATCGGTTCAGGCGCCTTTGTCGGCGCCGGGGGCTTCGTGAGGCTTTCGGCGAATTCCTTCACCGCAAGGACTTGCTTTGCGCGCGGCAGGCTCGCGATGCGCTGCGTCTCCGCCGGGCTCGCGGCGAGGTTGTAGGCCACGTCCGCGGGCGCGTCGGTGATGAGGAGCGCGTCGACCATCGTGGGAGTGAACACGACGCCTCGTGCGCCAATGCGCGCCTCGAAGTCGTCGTACTTCTCCACCCCTCCGGCCATCGCCTCCTGCACCGAGCGTGCGTACTCGGCCTGCTCCTGGCTGCTCCGCCTGTGCTGCGCGGACTCGGCCTCCTGGCGCCGCGTCTGTTCCAGTTCCCACCGGATCACCGCGCGGTTGTAGGAGTCCCAGTCCTTGAAGTCCTCTTGCCTCGGCTCTTCCCCTGGCGCCCGCGCATCGGGTTTGCCGCGATCCGGGCCGCCCTGCTCGAGCTCGCGGAGCCTTTCCTCCGCCGCCTCGCGCCGCGCCCGCTCGTAGGCCATCGCCTCCGCGCGTCTCGATTCCTTGCGTCGCGCCCTGTCGACGATGCGGTCCAGCTCGGACTGCGTGAACGTCCTCTCAGGCGCTGCATCCGGCTTCGTGTCCCCGCCTTCTGCGGGCTGCGCGTCGGGCGCCGCCGAGGCGCCTGGTGCAGGGGTCGCGGTAGGGGCTGCCGCGCCAGCTTGATCGGGTATTACTGCCTCGGGTGCCGCATCGCTCATCGCGCGTACATCTCCTGGTGGAGTCCCGCATCCGGCGGGTCGGTGCTACGCGCTTTTTTTCACATTTCGAGCGGCAATTTTTATAATTCGCCTCGCCTCATCACGCCACCCCGTGCCGAGCCATCAAGCCCGCGACGAGACGATCAAGCTGCGCGGTCGAGGGCGCGATGGGAAAGATGACGGTTTCGTAGACTTGGATGTGGGACGGGGAACCGCCGGTGGCAACGGAACCAAGCGTAAAACCGCCACCATTACTCGCTCCGGCATTCCCGGTTACTGCGGCATTGCGGTTGACGCCTACGCTGCTTGACGCGCCGTTAAAGACCGCGCTTATCACTCCGATTGTGCCCACGGCTAGGTCCGGGTTGGTCGATACCGCAGCGCCAGCGTAGATGGCCAAGTTTGGCGTTGTGCCGGTCTGCGTGAACCCCATAGTCGTCGTGGTGTTCCCATCAAACAGGTAATCACCACTTGTCCAACTCACCTGCTTCCCCACCCACAGCACGCAAGTCGGCTGGTTGAGCGTGAAGGCGTTGCACTTGAGGTAATGCGAAGTGCCGTTGAACAGCACCGAGCCATCCGCCTGTAGCGCGGGGCGCGCGGCGTCCGTTCCCTGCAACAGGTGCCGACCGTTGCCGCTCAGATCGTCCCATTGCGAGACGCCAGAACCCGTGACCGTCTGGCCCTGACCCTTCAGGAACCATGCAGCAGGGCCGAGCGAGCGGATGTAGGCGTCGAGGGGCGTCCAATGGACGGCGCGGTGGATGCGGTACACGACGGCTGCCTAGTGCTGGAGCGGCTTCGCGTAGAGCGTGCCGGAGGTCGCAACGCGGATCGCTGAGACGGTCCACGTCGCGCCGGTCCCGTCCGGCACGGCGAGCTTCACCGGAATCGCGGCGGGCAGGAAGAAGTCCGCCGAGGTTGCGGTGACGCTCTCGCCGACCCGCACGTAGCAGTCGGTCGTCGCATAGAGCCATACCGCTTTCGCCCCAGGCTTCCACCCCGTCGCGGCGGCGGCCGTCCCGGTGTAGGCGGCGGTCTGCGTCGGGAATGCGGCGTCCTGGAGCGGCACGAGAATGTCGAGGTTCATGGTGGTCTCCTATTGCATCGGCGCCGGCATCCCGCCCATGTCGGTCGGAGCAAGCGCGGCTGGGTTCATGGGCGGCGCCTCGGCGTCGAGGTCTGCCGGCGTCATCACCTGCTGCGCGGTCGCGGCGCGGATCGCCTCCTGCGTCGCCGGATCGAGGACCGGGAACACAACCTTGAGGCGCTCCGTCTCCGCCTCGTAGCGCTTCACGCGCGCCTCCTCGAGCTTCGCGGCGGCCTCGGCGGCCTTGTCGGCGGAGGCCTTTTCCAGTTCGCGGATCTTCTCCGCCGCCTGCTGGAGCGCACGCTCGCGCTCCTCGATGGCGCGGTCCGCCTGCTCCATCACCTGACGCAGGCGCGAATCGTCCTCGTCGTCGCCCTCCTCCTCAGCCCTCGCGATCGCGGCCTTGACCTCGGGCGGCATGAGCGCCTTCGTGCGCTTCGCGAATTCCTCCGCGAGTGGCCAGTCCTGCGACTGCACGATCAGGTCGCCGTGCGACTGCCACACCTGCGGGTTGCGCTCGGTCATCGCGAGCATCGCCTCGGCGCTCTCCTGGCGCTTCGTCGTGTAGCTCGGGCCCGCGCTCACGTCCACGTCGTAGCGGCCGTGCGACAGGTTGAACATCGGCAGCCCGCCCATCACGCCGACCGGAAGCGGGCTCCGCGGGTTCACGATCGCCAGCTCGTCCGTGCCGTCCTCGCCGAGCAGGCGCACCGCGCGGCGCGTGTCGTAGATCCTCGGGATCAGGTCTAGCAGGATGCGGCCGAGATGGCGAACCGCGCGATTCAGGTTGTCGTGGTAGTGGAACGTCGACACGTCGCCCTCGCGTTGACGCGCGAGGATCGCCTTGCCGCTTTTTTCGTTCGAGCGGTCGCCGAGCCCAGCGGCGAAGATGCCGAAGGCCGCCTGGATGTCGTGCTCCGTGACCTGCACCCCCTGCAGGAGCCCCGTCGGCACGTCGGACGCCTGCACGCGCTGCGGTGGCGGGAGCGCCGTCCCGTTCACATCCTGCGGCGTGTAGGTGAGGACCGCGTGATTCTCCGTGTTCGCGGTGCCCCACTCGGGATGCCCCTCGGTCTGCCCCTCCGCCGCGACCCACGGCGCTTTCGGCGCCAGCGCCACGCGCTCGCAATAGGCCGTGCGCTCGTAGTTGTAGAGGCGCAGCGCGTCCATCGCGGGCCGCACCATGCCGGAGTAGATCACTTTGCCGTCGACATCCATTTCCGTCCCGTAGACCGGGATGATCGGGATGTAGCGGCTCGGCCACTCGCGCTCTTCCAGCACCTCCGCGCCGGAGAGGCGACACCAGCGCACGGTCGCGCGCTTCGCGGTGCGTCGATTCTTGACCGCCGGCAGGTTCGCCATGCCGCGCCCGGCGAGCTCGGCGTACTCGTCCTCGCCGAGAACCTGCCCGTCCTCCAGTTGCACGAGCTTCATCTCCTCGTGCACGCGGTAGAAATACTCGGCGACGCGAACCGTCGTTTTCGTCAGCCAGTCGGCGGCGTACTGGCGCTCGTCCAGATTCCAGTCAAGGAATTTTGCCTTCGGCCACGTCGCCGCGAACTCCTCGCGGCTCATCTCGTCGACGACGAAGCCGTCTTCGCAATCGGCGCCGTCCGCCGCCTGGTGCGGCGCGAGCAGCACCGCCAGCGGGTTGCGGATGCGCGCGACGCGGATGTCCTGCTCGAACGCGTCGTCGTGCGCCCACTCGGTGAGGACGCGGAAGTAGCCGAATCCGTTTCCTGCCGCGTGATCGAGCGCGGNNCACGATGCCCTGGTACGCGTCGGCCACGCGCTTGTCGCTGCCGCTGTCGACCGGGCGATACTTGACCGATGGCCTGTTCTGCCGGCCGTCGTTCACCACCTGGCGGATCGTCGCCTCTTGCTTGTGGAACGTGAGCACCGGCCGAAACTTCGCCTCGCGCGCCCGCTTGATCTGCTCCGGCCATTGCTCGCCCGCGCGAAACTTGATGTCCTCCAGCGCGAGGCGGCGATTCTCCGACCAGTAGTCGAGGAGCGTTTTGTACCGCTCGATCGCGCGCTTGTGCAGCGCGTCGCCCTTCACGCTCGCGTCCGGCGTCATCGTGCTGTCGCGCTCGGCCATCACGCCCCCATCCACGAGCCGGCGCCAACTGGCGCGCGGTGCCGCGACACGCGCGGCTTGTCGTCGTCGCGCGGCTTCACCATCCCGCCGAATAGCTCGGTGAACGCCCACACCCACGCATCGGCGCGGTTCGGCGACCCGTCGCCGCGATATCCGGTCGTGGTGAACCCCGCGAGCTCCTCCTCGAGGTCGGGGTACATGCCGACGTGGCGGATCTTTCCCTGCTCGACGAGGGCCGAAAGCGGCTCGGCGCGCACGGCCTTTCCGCGCGTCGCCGTGACCTTGCGGAACGGGGTCTTCGGGCGCGCCGTCTGGATCACGTGGCGCACCATCTCGCCACCGTAGTTGACCTCGCCGACCACGCAGTCGCCCTCATGCCGCTCCCACGCGTCGGTCGCAACCCGTCCCCACGTCGCCGGCCCGGCCTTCACCGTCGCATCCTCCAGCAGGTAGCCGTTGCCGTCGGTCCCGAGCCCCGCGACCACGATGCCGATCGCGTCGTTGTCCGCGTTGTCCTCGTCGCCACTGCCCGACGGGTCGACAGCCACCACGACGCGCACCATGTCGGGCACACGCCCGTCGGTCACGCGCCACTTGTCGATGTCATCCTCCGCGAACAGGGCGCCCGGCGTGGCGTCGCCGAACTCGCCCAGGAGGAAGCGCCGCTGCGCGCGCGCCGTGAGGCTCGCCAGCGACGCGAGGTATTCGCGCGGCAGGTTCTCCGAGTTGTCGCCGGGGTTGATCTGCACCGCGGCGTAGTCCTCGGGGTTCGGCAACGCGCGCTTCGTTTCGGGGTCTCGCTTCTCGATGAAGAGCCGGTAGGACCAATGCGCCTTGCTCGGCGGGTTGCAGTCGTAGTACATCCGCAGGCGCTGCTGGCGCTTCTGGCCGTCGACCTCCTCGATCACGCGCTGCGCGAGGCGCGTCACCGCCATCTCGCGCGACCCCCACGGGATCTGCGAAACCTCGTTCAGGAACACGGTCGCGAATTCAAGGCCGAGGATCTTCTCGGTGCGGTCCTTGTCGTCAAGCCCGCCGAGCCACAGCTCAGAGCCGTTCGGCAAGTAGCCGATCCAGTCCTCGCGGTTCAGCCGCAGCGACACGTCCGGGAACTCCTGCGCCATCACCGCCGGCAGCGTGTCCTGGCCGATCGACGCCTTGACGTGGTTGAACCTGAACCGCAGGATCGCGTGCCGCGAGCGCGGCGCCTTGAGCGCGCGGATCACGAGAGCGCGCACGATGAGGCGCGTTTTCCCGGAGCGCGATCCACCATAGGCCAGCACGTGCGACGCGGGCCCGGCCATCACGCGCTGCGCCTCGATCTGGCGGGCCGTGAGCGTCACAGGTCGGCCTCATCGCCGGAGACGCGCAGCACCTTGAGCGGCCCACCGTCCGCGCCGGTCAGCTCCGTCTGCACGCGCTCGCCGTAGCGCCGCGGCTTGAGTTTCGCGGCGCACCACTTGCGCGCATCGACGCGCAGCTTGTACGCCTGGATCTCCTCCGGCGTCGTCGCACGCATCGCCTCGTCGGCGAGGTCGGCGATCTGGTCAGCCAGCGTGTCGGCGCGAGAGTCCTGCGCGCGCGCGTAAGCCGTGGCGAAGCCCTCCTCCACGCGCAGCCACTCGTACACCGTCCAGATATTCGGCTGTCCCGGCTCCGAGCAGATTTTCGAGAGCGTCTCTCCCGCCGCGATGCGGTCGAGGATCGGCGCGACCTTCTCCGGCCGGTAGGTCGACGGCCGTCCAATGCGCTTGCCGTTGGCGGAGGTTTTAGCCACGGCGCGATTCTGTCGCGGGCCGCGCGGGAAGTTTTAACGGCCCAGGCGGCTCCGTTACAGGTGTAATAATTGCCCTATTGACTATATAGCGTGATGCTGTATAGTGGGAACTGTAGCAGCCACCCACCACAGACAGGAGATAGCCATGACGACCGTCCCCGAAATGCGAGACCCGACCGTGCTGGCGCGGCGCAGGGCCGCAACCGCGTCATTCCATGACCGCATGGCGAGGGCCTTCCGCTCGGTTGGGCGCGAAGCGGACGCGAAGGCCGCCGAAAGCGCCGCCGCAAAGTGCCGAGAGCCCCGCAATGGCCGCCCGTGAATCCGCAGCCACCGTCCGCGCCCTGCGCCTCGTCGAGCAGGGCTGGACGGCCTATCGCGCCGCCCGCCACGTCGGGATCGCCCTCAGCACCATCTACCGCGCCATCGCCCGCCAGCGGGCGCGGGAGCGGGTCGAGGAGATGTACCGGGAGCGCGAGGCCAAATCCGGCCCGTAGGCGCGCGCAAATAGGTCGGTCAATACCACCCCACATACCCGCTGGCGATCGTCGATTCTAGGCCGGTTCCCGCAAGCCGCATCGGCATCAATCCGGCCCGCCCTCTCCCGGCTCGCGCATGAGGCGCGACGACAGGATGCCCACGGTCCTGCCAGCCTTGTGCGCCGCGATCTGCGCGCGGAGCCTCGCAACCTCGGGCGGATCGCCCTCGCCGTAGACCTGCCTGCGCCTCGCATCGAGGTACGCCTCGGCCCGATTCGGCAACGCCGCCCACCGATGCGAGCGCTCCACGATCTCCCGGCCGTCCGCCTGGTCCGGGGCGCGGTGGTGGTACGGGCACAGCCAGCGGTCGCTCCCCGTCGTGGATTCGGAGAAGATCCCCGGAAACCGGCATTGCCGCCCGTCGGAAATCCAGCTGCACTCGCTCATCGCGTGGCCTCCTCGGCGCGCTTGGTCAGGGCGGCGCGAATCCGGTTGCGCAGGCCGTCCCACGATTCACCGGCACGCGCCGGCCACAGCCCGAGCTCGCGGGCCTTCGCCTCGCAGGCCCGCTCGTCGGTCGCCCACGCCTGCCCAGCCTTCGGCTTGTCGCCGCCGGCCAGGATTCGCTCCACGATCGGGGCGAGGTAGGCTGGGTCGAGCTGGCCCTCGCGGCTCTTGCGCGCCTCGGAAATCGCCCGCCTCAGGGTCGGCACGGTGACGCCCATGCGAACCCACTCGATCACCTGCGGGTGCTGTGCCGTGCCGCGGACGGAATTGGCGGCGAGGATCGCCCACAGCGCCCCGGCCGCCTCGTGGTCGTCCGTTCCGACACCGGGCGTGACGCGCAGCGAATCGACCATCGCCACGAGTGCCGGATCGGCGCTGGCTCGTGGATCGGGGGGCTCGGGGTTGACCTGCCCTGCGTCAGCAGGGACTACGCCCGCCGGCGGTTGGGCGGGGCCAATGCTGCTACCAGTGGAGGGGGTAGTTTTAGAATCTCTTCTCTTCTCTTCTCTGGCCCGCAAATCGTCCGCAGCTTGTCCGCCATCCGTCCGCGCTTTGTCCGCATCTTGTCCGCATTCGGTGCGGACAGTTTGCGCCTTCTTGTCCGCAACCCATGCGGCTATCCGGTCGCCTCTTGTCCCCGCCCTTGCGGACTCTTTGCGCCGCGTTTCGGTCGCCCGGCGCTTGGCCGACGCCCCGTTGTGGGCGCCAAACTCCGGGATCGTGACGCCGCCCTCATGCTCTGCCAGCCACCCGACCGACACGAGCGCCCGGCCGAATCCCTTGATGCCGGTCTTCCGGTCGACCTGCGCCAGCGTGTAGCCGTCGAGCCGGCCGTCGACGCTGTGCTGGTCGGCCGTCGACCACAGCCAGTAGAGCCCGCCGATCACGGTCGCCTCGCCCGTCCTGGTCGCGTCCGCGAGGCTGGAAACCCGCGGGTCGTCCCACAGGTTCGTGCGCATCTTGATCCAGTCGCCTGCCATTATTCAGCCCTCGAAAAATCCTCGCGCGCCCAGCCCCCGCCATCCCTGGCGGCGCGGGCGGTGACGGCGAGGAAGCGAAACGGGTAGAGGCCTGCCGCGACCTTGATCTTGACCCGCGCATCGTCGTGCCAGAATCCCTTGACCTCGTGGCACTCCAGCACGCCGTCGGCCGCGAGCACGGCGAAATCCGGGGTGTAGAACGTGGCGTCCGCAAGCCTGAGCTTCAGCCCCTCGAATCGGTGCCAGAGGATCTCGCCGGCCGCCTGCAGCGCGACGAGATGCGCCTCATAGCGCGCCTCGGTGCGATTGAGGGAGCCGGGCTTGAGTCGCCCGAGGGCGAGGATGCGAGCCGGCTGCCTCACTTCCGCCACCATCCGCCGACGAGCCGTGCGCGCACGTTGACGGCGACCCTCACGACGGCCTCCGCGTCCTGGACGGAGCGCTGCGCCGCCTCGAAATCGGCCAGCACGCGCGTCAGGCGGGCGAATGCGGCGCTTTCTGCCTCACGTGCGGCGGTCACCCTTGCCTCGAGGCGAGCGAGCCTGTCGCGGGCCTTGTAGAGGCGCTTCTGCGCGCGCTCGGCGTTGATTTTCGGACCCGGCTTGGCGTCGTCCTCCATGCGGTGCGCGCGGCTGGGCGTTGGGGTCGCCTCAGGAGGGCGGCCGAGGAACGCGGCGAGCTCCGGGGCGATGCTCATGCCGGCTCCAGCAGCGACAGCCGGAAGGTGGCGAAATCGCCGTCGCGCTCATACTCGACGAGCGCCTCGCCGAGCTTGCCGTTCACCTCGACCACGCGGGCGCGGTTGCCCGCGGGCGTGAGGACCGCGGCGCCCACGTCAGGGCTCCACGCTGGCGAGTCGTGCGGAAAGTCGGTGGAGCGCACAGTCGAGGTCCTCCAGGAAATTGCGCGAGGGGAACGGCCACGAGTAGTGGCCGACCGGGAGTGCGTCGGGCGGGAGCGAGAATCGGCGCTTGGCGGCGCTCGACCGGAACACGAGGCGACGGCCGGGCTCGACCCAGTAGACCTCGCACTCGATCAGCGTCGAGAGCGACGCGGCGAAGGCCGCGCGCAGTCTCGAGCGCTCCTCTGGCGAGAGCGGGGCGGGGGCGGTCAGCATGGATCGCCACTCACCGCGCAATCCCCACGCCGGAGACGCCGCCGAAAAAATGCACGCGCTGCACCGCGGCGCTCGCGAATTCCGTGCACCCGAAAGGGTCGAGCGGCAGGTGGTGGCCGCAGAGCACCTTGCCCCGCGCCGTCACTCGCATGTGCCGGCACTTTTCGCACCGTGGCGTTGCGCGCTCCTCCTCGGTGTTCGCCGGAGGGCGCCCTGGCTTGGACCTGCCGTAGCCGGATTTCATTAGGCATCCCAAAGCGAGTTCAGCAGGCGCTGAAAACTCAGGAGTCGCGGCCCGCGCCAGCCCCATGCGCGATAGACGATGTGCCACGGCACCGCGCGATGCAGGCGCGTGTAGCCAATCACCGACGCCACCGCGCTCGCGACAGGAGTCGCGGGAAATGACCGGTCCTCGCGCCGGGGCATGGCGCCGCCACTCACTCTTCCGTAGCCCGCCTTACCCACGGCGGTATTCCTCGCAGCGGTGGCGCAGCTCGGGCAGGTGCGCGAACCCCCGGGGCTCGCAGCGATGCCCCTGCCGACGCTTGCAGGAGGCGCAGGACACGCGATCGTCGGGCCAGTCGGCCCATCCCTCGGGCGCGCTTGCCGAGGCCACGCGGGGCGGCTCCTCGCGGGCGGGGCGGGGCATCACGCCGCCTCCCA